CCATCTTCTGTGTAGGTGTAGCGATTAGCTAGTTCTTGCAAGAGATTAATCTCCATGATTGGTAAGTATTAGAGACCTACGCGCTTGCCAGCTTCACGGCGTGCGAGCAAATCATTATAACGTTGACTGAACTGTGGAGACGCCAAGCTACGGTTGCCCGCTTCCTGACGGAGTTTGGTATATTCTGCGCGGAATTCCGCAGCAGATAGTGCATTGTTGCTGGCTACACCGCGTACCATTGGGTTCTGTGTCTTGATAAGACCCATATCCCGGCAGAAGCTTGCCACCAACTCAGCGGCCTGCTTGAGCTCACCCGAGTTAGCGAGCACACGAGCCGCGTTACGAAGAGGTTCAGGGGCCTTGGAATTAAACAGCTGCGCTGCTACCTCCCAGTTCTCCTTACCGCCCACGATATCGTAAGCTTCCTGTACTGCTTTGGTGGCTTGACCAACCTGGTCTTCCAGATACGCTTTAGCCAGCAACTCTGCATAAGCAGCGTGCTCTCCGAAACGTTCCTTAATGAAGGCCGTATCGATTAGGTTAGGGTCCTGATACTCCAGGGCCTTACCAAGTGCCCGCACCATATCAGAGTCAGTTAACCCAGAGACTTTCTGCAACATAGCTACACCGGCGTCAATCGTCGGGTTGCCTGTATTAGCCAGCTCCTGGGGCTGCTCTTTAGCGCTATCGCCACCCTTATCCAGGGCCGCTTTTAGGGCTTCGATATCCAGAGGAATCTTAGCAGGGTCAGGGGAATCTTTGCCCTGTTGCTGCTGGGTAGGTGCAGGTGCATCCTGTACGCCTTGATTATTCGGGGCGTTAAGGGGAGCACTCAGGCCCGGAATCTTAGGGCCGCCTTGGTTCTCTACCTGTGTAGTTTCTAGGTTCTGAACGTTTTCTACGTTATCCATCTATGCCTCTGTTGTTAACTTGGTAATAAGCCCAGTTGCTTACCTGCTACTGTTGGGTCTGCTGCTGTCAAGCCCTGGAGTTGGTCCTGTGCTGCACCCGCGGATACATCGGCAGACGCATCTTGAACTTCTTGCTTCTGTTGCAGCTGCTCTTCGGTATACATGAATGGCTCGCTGACGATACCGTAGGCGTCGAAGTACCAATCTACGCACGCGTCCTTGTTGAAGCGCGGGGTAATCTGCTCAAGCACCGGGATAGCCAGTTGCATGGACTGAGCCGCCTCTAACAGCTTATCCGCCGCGGCGGCCTTAGCCAGCGCAGAGGTACCCACCGTAACGTTGATGCTCACTACACCTTCGCTGAGGTACAGCTTAAAGCGGGGATACACCAGTGCAGTGTACAGATACGCCAGCTTACGCAGCCAGGTATCGCTCAGGATACTGAATCCACCGCCCATAGCAGCTTCCGCCTCTTTGGCATTCTGGCGAATCTCGTAAGCAGTGACACGCTCACCCTGTCGGGAGTTACCAGTGTACATAAACGCACGAGACAGTTTCTGTTCGAGCATCTGAATGTTGCTGGCAATCCACTGAATCTTCTGGGCAGAGCCGCCCTCGTAAGCAGTTACAGGAGACTTAGTGTTTCCGTTGGAACCACCGCCACCCACCTGCACAGCCTCTCCGGTTTCAGCCGTAGAGAACTCATCCACGTCCAGGCCGGAACTAGAATCCACTAGCGGAATCAGCCGAGAGGCCTCAACCTCGTAGTTAGTTAACGCTTCCGACAGTACCGATAATCGAGCAAAATCCCCAGCGTAGTCCTCTACCAAGCCGCGTCCGTAGTGCTCGCCGCTAACAAGGTTCCACACCAGCACGTTATAAGGAAGCTCCAGCTCCGGATAAGTGCTGCTGTCCCCGATACGGTGCCCGTCTGCTTCTTGGTACACCTCGTAGCTTACTACCTCTGCACCATCCTCTGTCCGCCTAACTTTGCGACAAGCGGCAGTGTAGATATCAACGTCGCCGTATGGGTCTTTGTCACGGTAGAAGGTGTTCTGGAAACTCTCTGGCAGGTCCTGGACGCTTGCACGCTCTCTGATAATGAGTCGCAGGACGTTACCGCTGCCATCCCTTCGAACGGTAAAGTTACGGACTGAGTAGACGATGGATTTACCTGTCCGCTCATCAATATACTCCAACGCGTTACCTGTAACTAGCAGCAGCTTCACAGCTTGCAACTTCGCAGCATAACCGTCTTTCTCAAATACTTTCTGTGACGCCGTGTTCTCGACCTCGGCCAACTTAGATTCTGCCGTAGCTGCACTGCCCAGCGAACTAATGAACTCGTCCAGGTCCGAACTCTTGGAGAACCGGAAGAAGCTAGTGCCCTGCGGAAACAGCGCCCCTACAATCTTAGTGGCTGCAGTGTTGACCAACTGCGCGCCAGTGCTCTGGTAGTCACGCTCCAGCGGTCTGCGTCTACCGTCCAGGGAATCGTCCCGGGTAAGGATAGTGCTGAGCGTCCACTGCGCGAACTTCTCAGAGGCATCCAAGACGCCTGCGTCCTGGTCCTTCTTAAAGAGTTCTGCTAATGTTGCTTTTTGTTCCAAGCTACCCCCTTACAGGCCCAGAGGATTGCTCTGCCCTGCTTGTCGCCGTTTCTTCTGCTCAGACGTAATTGCATCTGCAGATGCAGAGGCAGCCCCTGCGGGGTCAATCTCAGCGATGTTATCTGCGGCGCTATTAGCCTCTAAGGCAGCCTGTTGTTTCGCTGCGCTGGCCTGCTGCTCTGCCAAGCGCCGCTGCGCCTCTAATCCTGCGTTGTCAGTAAGGCCGAGCATATCCGTGGCCTTGCCTAACAGTTTACCTAAACCACCACTCATTATGACCTCACTAAATGATAAGTTGTCTTGTACGTGTTATCCGACGTGCTCCGGCTAATGGCGATACGACCAGCGCGCATGCACTTGGCTATTGCGTGCAGGCCCTGCATAATCACAGTTACTGCTGCGCCGTTGTCCGGTTTCAATACGAAGAAGTCTGTATACAGCACAGGTTCTACGTAATGACAGTCCTCTACAGCTTCTGGGTAGTAGCTGACAGCACCGACTAAGTCGCCTTGGGAGTCATAGACTCCTAGTATATACTGTTTACCCAGTATGCTTCCCAGTACTCTCCAGTAGTGCTGCTCAGGGGCCAGGCCCCGACTAATGCCGTGGCCCAGTTCGTGCAGTTGCTTCACTGCGTCTGTAATGTCGTCAGACTTATACAGAACCTTGAGAGTGTAGTCGGAAGTTTTACTAGTGTGTTTTAACTTCATTCCTACTCCTGTAACATTAAATTTTAGTAGGGTACCCAAACTGGTATACCAGCCTTTCTGCACAGTTCAACCATACCTGCAGTACCCCTTCCTCCTGGAAAGGCGACACAGTATTCCGGAAAGGCCAAGGATATCATGGCAGCGTTCCTGCGCATACCCGCAGATTTACCCTGTGTATCCCACAGTGCAGGCATACGCAGAACAAAGACACCTGATTCCAGGGCCCACCTATCTGCCAGCGCGTCCGCCCCTCTGGCATTCCCATGTATCACTACAGATGGCTTGTTGGGTAACATATCCATTGCGGTTTTTAGTGCTAAGTAGTCTGAGTAATCACGCCCACCAGTTACTAGTACTCGCATAAGATGCCCTCAGCAGAAGAAGAAAGGTGATTCTAGCACTTGCCGGATGTCCAGGGTACCGACCTCAGGCATATCCAAATCCGTCAAGTCCGCCCCGGCTGCTGCTGCTGCGCGAGTAATATCCCCAAGCAGGTCGTGCTCTTCGTAGAGGCGCACAAACTGTTCACGGATGTGTCGGTGCATAGTATCGACGTCGGCTGCATGGGTAGCCAGAGAGTCGTGAATAGGCACGATGTCCAGTCCCTCTGCAGCGCAGAGCACCATCATCAAGTGCGTACTGTCCAGGCTGTGTACAAAGTTCGGGGCAATCCCAGAGGCCGCCTTGCGCTTGTTGCAGGTCTTGAAGTCCCGGTTGTGTACCAGCACTGCTGACAGGTTCATGCAGTCAATACGTACGCGCACTTCTTCACGCTGCGTGTAGCGGTTCATTACGAGCCCACCCAGCGGCGTATACCACTGCAGGTGCTGACTTGCCGGTACACGTCTAGCGAGGTTCTGCAAGTACCCCATAACTGCCGCAGCAGCCGGGTTCGCCTCCTCGATAGAGGTGCGCATACGCGGAGCCAGGTAGCACGACAAGTTCCACAGACTGTTAGTCTCAGTACCCTCATACCCCTCAGCGCAAGCGCCTTCGAAGATGTAGTCGCTGCAGCTACGCACCGTGGCGCTGTAGAAGTAGGTCATACTGGGGCGCTTGGTCATACTGCGGGTGATTTCGTTCTCTCTCCAGTATGTACTCTGGATAACGAAATCCTCCTTATCCAGGTCCAGTATCACCTTCTCGTCCGTACGGCGCTTCACGTCCATGTACAGGTCAGCTTTCTTATCGTTACCCTCCCAGTACAGGTTCGTTAGGCGGCCGCCCACAGGGTCCCTCAGGAGCGCTGAGAGGTGCTGCCCACCTGAGTTCGTAGCGTCCATAGCAACCGGAGTTCTGGAGATGTGCTCTTCTGGGCACGGAGAATCCAGAGCAGCCACCAGGTCGAGCACTGCTGCCAAGAAACACCATGGTGAATCGGCCTGCTTAAAAGCGTCCGAATCAAATGGATTCTCTGCAACTGAGTGGATAACTGCCATATTTTTATCCACCCAATCTGCGCGGTCTTCGAATAGGGTTTTGTCATAACCAAAGCAAGTGGCGACGTGCACCTTAAGCCAGAATAGCCCTCTTTCTCCAAGAGGCTTACCTCTACCGAATTCCAGCAGAGCCTTCTGCAAATCAGAACCTTGAGGGTGCAGCGAGGACTTGAAGTACAGGCGGTAGCGCCAGTCCACACAAGTCGGGAAGTACAGTGCTTTCTCATCTTTGAATTCCTCTGCCATTTCCAGCGTGGTCAATAGGCTGCGCAGTTGCGATACACGCTTACGGTCGGCGCTATACCATAGTGACATACGCGTTTTCCACTCACCGAAGCGGTCAAGCTCTTCCTCGGTGTAGTTCTCTTTCGGAACCCCGTCCAGATACCACTCTGGCTTAGGCTCCGGCACTGAGCGGGGCATGCCGATTCCGATACCGTTTGCACGGGCCTCCTGAACTAATTCAAGGATGCGCTTATTAATACGGTATGGGGTTTCCTGCGCCTTATTAAGCGCCTTCTTGATGCCGTCCGCGGACTTGAACGCTTCCGCTACTTCGCGCAGTCTGGCGCGGTCTATGTGCGAGTTATGATAGGTCCCGCGATTGTCGATGGGAGTAAGATATCCACCGTCCCACATAGTGGTGTGCCGCACTGGGGGTACCAGCATGGGTGGCTTCATGGTTACGGTGTCGGCGGACTCTACCAGTTTCTGGAAGGCCTCCATGACGTCGTCAGCTGGGTAGAGCATGCTCAGGTTCCCGCTACCTGTCTTCCACTGGAACAGGCCCGTCTCAAACACCGCAGCACAAAGCAGTCTCCCAATTGAGATATTCTGGGAGTTAGTCCAAGGCTCATGCCCATAGTGCACGTTCTCAGCACTGGCACGGAGCGTACGCAGGATGTGCGTAGGGGACTTCGTACGTCGCTCTGTGAGGTACTCATACACGCGGTCCATGTACGCTGGGGCCACATTACGTAACTGCAGTGCCAGTAGCTCCGACTGCACGTTCCGGCCCAGCGCAGACATTACTGCTTGTGCAGTCTGTCGGCGACTGGCGGACTCGCCGGGGGCGACGCTGAACGCCTCAAACATTGTGCACAGGCTAAGGGTGGTCAGGACATCCAAGGGGATTAAGCGCAGGAACCGGCGATACTTGCCACCAATGCCCGGGGCTTTGACATTTCGCATCTCATCGATAGCAGCAGCAGCCACCTCGTATGCTGAGGTGAGCATACGCTGCGTCATAGGCAGGTTCATAATCCCGCCGTTCTGCAACGCGTCCGTAATCAGCTTACGTGCCCGCTCGATTCCGCGAATCTTATAGGCCTCTTCAAGCTCCAGCTGGCGTTTCACCAGTGCTTCCTCTGGTACTACAACCGTATTCAGGGCGCTAATCATAGGCGCTTAATCTCCTTGGTTATGTCCGGTACTTCTAACTACTGATTGCGACTTACCCAGAGATTGTACATCTCCAGGTAGTCTTTAGCGGCGCTTTCGTCGCCCCGTTCTACTGCTTTCTGCCACATCCCGTGGCACCATGCGCTAGGCGTCAATGCACTTACCTCGGTGTTGCTCGTACAGTTCCAAGTACTTATCAGACTTAGCAATGTCCTGCTCCAGCTTATCCTTGTTCCCGGCGCGCAGCCGGTACTTGAGTCGGTTCCCTAAGCAGTAACCGTAGAACTGCTCCTGCGTCATACTGCGGGCAATCACCTCGATTGCCTCCAGGTCCGGGAAGAATTGGTAGTGCTTAGGTGAATTTACTGCATCCACCGCTTGTAAGCGCTCTGGTGCATGTTCAGCCTCTGCCAGCTGGAAGCAAGGAATGGACCAAGGGTCTTTGTCGTGGCCCCCTAGTATCAATGCACTTTCACCCAGTACCTTGGTGATGCGCATAGGGGACCCCGAGGGAACCCCAATACGCCGACAGAAATCTTGCCAGATATAGTTGCGATGGCTGAGCTTACGCACTACTGTATCACCTACTTTGAACATACTCATTTAATAGTCTCCCGTGCTTTGCGTCGTGCCCGGGCCTTGCGGGCCTTGAGCTTCTGTGCCTGTGCCAATTCTTCCGGCGTCTTGTGCGTATAGTATAGCATATCCGTGGGTTCGCGGTCTAAGTAATCGGCGACCCTACGTAGAGATTCAGCAATAGCCCCAGAAGATTGCATGCTACCAACAATCCAGCGCCCAGCGGCAGATGCCACTTTGCCTTCCCCTCCATTGCACGAGCGATGAAGAGCACCCCGAATACGCCCAGTAATATGATCGTGGTCAACGACAACAGAATCACCAGTTACCCCCTTGATTGTGAAGTCCAAAGGTTTGCCGCAAAGGGGGCAGATACCTCCCTGGTCTTTGGCAAGCTTAATCGCCACGGAGCGAATCTGTGCCCGTGTAATCTTTCTTAGGGCCATACCTCAATCTCCCCAACTAAATCCAGCATAGCATTGTCGTGAATGAGAGAATCCAAATGCTCAACCGTTCTTCGATGTGTTTTGGGTGCTCGTTCACGCAGCGCATCCAGAATAGTTTCAAGTTCATCGTGTTTCCCCTCGTAGTATAACTCAATCGCCCGCAGGCTCATTTCCTTCGCAGACATCTTCGCCATAGTTAGCAAACTCTCCAAATTGAATATCCGCAGCCCTCCGATAGGCTGCGTGAGCTGCTTCGGCGCTGCTATACGTACCCAGGGACTTGCCCCTCAACCTGGCTTCGTAGTTTCCGGCCGCGGTCTTGCGCACTCCTTTGGGTAGTTCTTTTCCGGCCCACCTCTTAGAGTTGGCCGAATTTAAAACGTAGGTAGACTGTCTAAGATTACATATCCGATTATCATCTCGTCTGTTGTTTATGTGGTCTAAGGGCCCATCTGGCTTAACCCCGTAGTGCAACTCCCAGGCTACTAAGTGGGCCAGTTCGTGCTTTCCATTAATACGTATTTGCCTATAGCCATCCTTGCGTATGCTGCCCAGAGGCCTACCAGGAGGCCACCTGTTGTTTGCACGGACAGTGCGGGTGATGTGTCCCGTTTCTGGATTGTATTCCAGGCCTATGAGTCTGGGTTCTCTTGTACCCACTTTATATGCTCCTCGTGATATTGATGAAGAGAGTGCACCCAATCCCGTAAGCTGGGGGTGGTTAGACATTCCATTAGATACTTGTAGGCGCAATCATCTGTGTTTCTCCTTAACCACAAACACTGCGCCTCTGCGAGTACGTCTTGGTTGTTTCGAGCATAGGCCGCTACAACGAATTCTGCGGCGTCCTGCTCCGAGGTAATAGGGTAGATAGCATCAAAGGCCGTTCGCTTCCCACAGAGCTTCCCATCAAGCAACGTGATGCCTTTGACGTTATCTGCGTCATCTCCTGCTAGCATCTGCCACCAGAAGAACTTGGTGCCGTGTGCTCGCACCGGCATAGCCTGGGTATCATCCCACTTAATCCAGCCGAATGGGTTATCCAAGGCAGGCCACACGGTTCCGGTCGGGATATCGAACCGGGCCATTGGGCTTAGCCAGGAATCCTTGTCCTGGGACATCAGGATTCCCCGGTCTCCGAAGCTGTACGAATCCATTACAAAGAGGTCGTCGGCCTCAAAGTAGTCACTGCTTACCACCTGTATGCCATGCTCAGAATACTGGTCCGGGTTCTCAATCAGGTGCCGCTTCAAGGGTGCCTTGAGCGGTAGCTCCTGTCGATTAGCGCGCTGCCCCTGATAAGGCTTAGCCGTAGGCAGGTGCCAGCGCAAACACTTAGCACAGCCAGCGGGCGTCAGGTACGCCACTGCTTCTGAGCAACCTACCAGGAACATGTCCTCAAGCACCAGCTGATAGAAGCGGCGGATTGCAGTGTCCAAACGTTTTACTGTAGCGGCGGCCTTGTAAACTGCAAAATCCGCATCGTACAGCAGAATCTTCCCAGAGTTCTGTGGAGCTAACTGCTCCCCGAGCTGGGACAAGTCAACCCCATTGATAATCATTAGCGCCCCGTAATGTCGCGGGCCTTCTTGTCAGCCCAGTTAACCCAACGCTCTGCCCACTTTGCCTTGCTGAGCTTATCGCCAAGGTAGCACAGCCCCGCCAAGGGAATCAGCGGGAGAATCAAAGCTACGTAAATTGCTCTAGATACGTACAGCATTATTAAATCTCCAGCCTAGCTACTGATTTAGCTGCCAACTTCACCTGCTTGCGGGTAGGTTTAGCGGCCCAGCGCACCACGTACATGGTGTAAGGGTCGTCCTCCCGGGTAATGATTACATACCAGCGGTTGCAGGCACGCTCCGCGTTCGGGAGCATAAAGCTGTGCCTGGGTGCACGAACCTCTACACGTACGCTCATGCTCATACCTCCAAATTGGCGGTAAAAGCACGGATTGCACGGGTTAGCACAGATACACCCTTTGCGCCGCCTACCACACTAAGCGCCAATGCCATTAACGTCAAGCCAACTGCGAGTAGCGCCAGCGCAGGAACTAAGATTATGTAGGATATAAGTTTACGCATCATTTACCCTCCAGTTCAGAAAGCACCAGCACGGTGCCGAGCATGTCCCCGATTACTTCCGGAGTACGCAGACTCTGGTCTACGTCGTAGATGCAGGAACCAATCTCCGCCAGGCCGACGCTGAGCGTGCCCACTACACGGATAAGCACGAGGTCATCTCCTCGTAACTTATCGGCATGTGCCGCCAGGTCGTTGTGCTCCCGGAAGGCGGTAGCGGCCAGCTCCAGGTCCATACCGTACAGGGCTGCCAGCTTTTCTAGGGCGGCATAAATGCTGTCCAGGCAGTTGATACGTACACCATACACCGCTGCATCATGCACTGCGTTACTCACTGCAATAGCCAGATTCTTGTATGCGTCTAATACTTTATCCATCAATTATACTCCCAGGAAGTTAGCTACTTCATCGCGCTTAGCGCGCCTCGGATTGAGCAGCCAGACGCACTGCGTCGTCTGCGAATTTAACTGCCAGCTGCTCGTTAAACTGCGCTTTGGCATCGGCCCGTTTAGCTTCGGCCCGTTTAGCTTCGGCCCGTTTAGCTTCGGCCCGTTTAGCTTCGGCCCGTTTAGCTTCGGCCCGTTTAGCTTCGGCCCGTTTAGCTTCGGCCCGTTTAGCTTCGGCCGTGTAGGCTGCGCTCAGGAGTTTGATAAGGATGTTGATGATGTTCATAGGCTTCCTCTAAGGCCCCATGCGGGGCCATATTAGTTTAGGTTAGGGTAGTTTAGCTTTAGGTGCAGAATGTGCTTCTGGGCTAGTATGCTTCCCCAAAAGCAGGGCATCGCGCCTAGCTTTCATTTCAGCAACAACCCCGTTAAGGCGCACAGCTAAAGATAGCATGTATTCAAGGCTTCTTTGTTTGTTCACGGATACCTCCGTATATTAGGCTTGAGGTGCAGCGGGCGCTGCTGGCGCCACAGGAGCCGTAGGGGCCGCTGGTGCAGCCGGTGCTACCGGTGCTACCGGGGCTGTCGGTGCTGCCCCTGCGGCAGTAGCAGCTGGAGCCACCGGTGCCTGCATAGCCGCCGGACTCGGAACCGAGCCAGCGTTCAGCAGAATGTCCAGAGCGCTGCCCGGGAAGTCTACAGCCTTATACATGTCCTCCTGAATCCAGTTCTTGCTCTTGCCGTCGTCGAAGGTGCCCTCGATATGCAGGCTATCCCAGGTCTCTTTGGTTGGGTTGTTCCACAGGAACAACTTAATCTCAGAAGCATCCAGGGCTGGCATCTTGATAGGCTCGCCGGTGTTCGGGTCGAACTTCGGAATCGGGCGGATACCGGACAGGTCCACGATGTTAGACTTCTTGCCCGCAGCGCTGGTGTGCTCATCAATCGGGAAGGTGAAGGCCTGGCCCAGACGCTGTGCTGCATGCTTAATGCTATTGTCGTAATTGAGCTTGTCGAAGAACTTCTTGAAGCCTGCGCGCTCAAAGTTACTGATAGCCATCGGGAACGGGCGGATACGCTTCACTTCGCCGTTAGGGCCGAATACTACAATGCCGATGCGTACGTTAGCCACTGCAGGCTTACCAGTAGGCTTACCACCCTTGGTCGGCAGGCGCTTACCGATTTCCACGTACTCGGTGAAGTAGCCGTAGTACTCACCCTTTGGCAGCAGTACGTCCTCATACGCACCGCCCTGTGATGTTTCACGCATGTCTACATCTTGGGTTTCGATTGCTGCGTCTACCAGAGCGTTCAGGGATGCCAGTACATTCGTAGTCATATAATTTATACCTCGTTAGAAAAGTGTTTGTGATGCTGAGAGATAACTGCTTGTCGTGCTAAGTGGGCCTCTTCTGCGGTAGCGTAGAATCCTAGGTGGTGCTGTACCCCATCTGTTTGTATATAGGCACGCCACTTACCGTTGCTTTTACGGTAGGACACACCACGATACCCCGACTGGGAATCCTTCCGTAATCCTGCATTCTTCGCGTTTCCTGCTTTATTGGCCTCTCTTAAATTGACCCACCGATTATCTGTGCGGTTTCTGTTTACGTGGTCTATGACATTCGGCCAACGTCCACACATTAAGGCGAAGGCCAGTCGATGTGCAAAGTATTGCCTACCCTTCACACTTACCACCCTGTAACCATCCTTAATGTAACCCACAGCCTCGGAGCCGTCCGGCCTATACAACTTCCCCGATTCGGGGTCATACCGCAAATATTGCGGCAGAGAAGTAGCATGCATATACCCTCTCGTTTATCTTGAGTAATATTTACGTGCAGATGCAGGGCTTATCGTGAGGCGGCTTTGAGTGCCGCCACCAAGAACACCAGAACTACGCCAACTGCAATAGGTCCCCAGAACGGGAGCAGCACCCATAGCCAGGACCAGGCGATAACACCAGTCAGTTTCAGTGTTACAAAGATAAGGCCCAGTACAGAACAGATTCCCATTTTCATTATTACCTCGGTATTATTTAGTACGACCAACCCAACGACCAACCCAACGACCAACCCAACGACCATCGTCGTCGAGCAGCATCGGAATTAACTGCGGGCAACCCTCGGTGATTACCATCACACCCAGGATTGGTTTCTTGCGAGTGAGCTTGCCGTAAGCAAAGGCCATGCTCTTGCGGTCAATCAAGCACCCAGCGTACGCACCAAAGTACAGCGCCGTTGAAGAAGCAGCATACTGAACCTCGAAGCGTCCATGCTCATGTCCCAGCACCAGAGAGGTGCGCTCATGGGATGCATTGAGCATGAAATCACCGCTGACTTGATGCTGGAAACGGACAGGCCCCAGTGGTGTATTGAGCACCCAAGCGTCGGCCCACGACCACGCCGGAGCACCATGCTCAGGGAATAAGATGTCCCGGTACTTCTTGATAAATTGCACTGGCAAACCGTGAGCTTTAGCGCGGCGATATACGAGCGAGCCGTGATTGGAATCGCAAACCAGTAGGTTCGGGAATAGTTCATGCAGCTCCTCCAGTACGAGCTTAGCTTTCTCCAGCTCTACCCCGGCGCTATCCAGGTTCGGGTCGGAGTCGTGGAAGCTGATTGCGTGCCCATCGGTTTCATCACCCACCTGCACCACCATGTCCGGGCAATACGCATCACGTACGCTCTCAAGGAACGGCATTGCGTCTACGTGGGTATACGGAGCGTGCAGATCCCCAACCACCAGGATGCGGTGGCACATATCCGGCACCTTTGTATTTCCGATATCGTCCGTTGGGCTTGGTTGGATTAGCTTACGCGCCTCCTGCAGCCCGCGGTTGGCACTTGCCTTACTACCATTGTTATCCACGAAGATGCTGCGCCAGTAGCGCACAAGCTGGCGGGACACTTGCGGGGCCGAAATACCCATCCCCACAACCGTACGTATTGTCCGAGCACTAATATCTTCGCCAGGAATCTTACCAAATGCTAGTACATACTCGTACGCCCAGGCAGCTTCGGCGTTACTTTGGAAGCGCTTTAAAATCGCCTGGTGCTGCTCTTTGGTGAATAGTTTAATCAAACTAATTTTAGCCAAGGTTGCCTCTCTTGTGTTGTTCCTACTCGTATCACATTAATTCTATGGGAATCACAGAATCAAGCCAGAGTCAACAAATAATTTTATTTAATTATTTAGTTGACCCTAGTGTATTTCCATGCTACCCTAACCCCCTACACCACCCAAGGGTACACCTATCACTACTCCTCTATAAACTTATACTCCCCAGGAAAGAAAGTGACGCCGTCCCCCGGTCTACTTACTACCAGTCCAGGGTAGCTTAGTTCTATCTCCCCAGTAACAGGGTCGAAGAATAGAACCGTGTGTCTTGTACCTGGGGTGAAGTAGGCTGCATACCGCGGGTCTATCGGCTCAGGTCCTAGGTCCATCAACTCCACAGTACTACCAGACTTTATACTCATTCAACCTTCTCCTTACTGTACATGCTCGTACCCATCTCAGCCTCTGCTGGGAACGGGACCTCACCAATGATGCCATAGTTAGGCCAGAGCTGGTGGATACGTTTAGGTGCGTCCTCCATGCACTGCTTAACCAACAGGCTCGCCTCACGTCCAACCTCCGGGTTGGCGCTGTCCAGATACAACGCATCGTGCACGTTCGTAATCAGGCACACCTGATTGTCGAACCAGTCACGGGCCAGGAGGGCACGGAGAACCATACCGGCAGCCACTGCCATCAGGAAGAATGCTTCCCCCTGGCACCAGTAGTTAGCCATCTCGGTTTCCTTGTAGTCCATGACCTTCTGCTTACGCTGCCCAGGCACAACCTCTTTCCACTGCTCCTTCTGACGGAAGCTGTAGCGGGCACCAGCAGGGCTGGTCCACGTCCCAATGCGGTAGATTCGGTAGCTGCCGTCGTCCGCCTGCTCCCGGTACATGCGACCCTCCGCACCGGTACGCTCTACCTCTTCCTTGACAACAGCGCGGAAGCCAATTGTTTGCGGGAACAGCGCAGCCTCGTTGTCCAAGAAAGCCTGTGCAAATTCCACCGTACATCCAGTAGCAAACGCAATCCCCTTAGCCGTAGCGCCATACTGGGCTGCAAAGCTAGGAGCCTTAATACCTGTACGCATTGCCTTCCAAAGCGGATGCAGCTCGTGCTTCTTGTTGTGGCAGCGCTCATATACTTCTTCATACGGTAATCCTTCACGGAAAGCTAGGCGGTAACAGTGCATATCCGTACCTGCCTGTAGCAGGCCCAGCAGTTTCTTATCCCCTGTATGCACGCAGGACATAACCACTTCCAGCGCAGAGTAGTCAACCTCAGTGATGCGGCCGTTATCACCGAATCGGCTGGTGAATACCTGCTTCACCTTGGATTTAGCCACCCCATCCCCGTCCTCATCCGGGCGGGGTAGGTTCTGCAGGTTCGGGTTAGAACTACTAAGGCGCCCGGTTACGGTGGCGCAGGTATTAAGGCGGTGGTGAATGATGCCGGAACCATCGGGACGCTCCGGGATTACGTACTGCAGCATTCCCTTCCGCTCTTTGACCTTACCTTCTGCGTCCAGGACCTCTCGCAAATAGTAGGTCCCGGTGTCCTTCTCAAGCGCCGCCAGCTCATTCACCAACTTACAGAACTCGAACCCTTGGCGGGCCAGCGCCTCCATTGTGTCTGTGCTGGTGCTGTATACTGGCGTGCCATCCTGCAGGGTGCGCGCCTGCCGGAACTCTCCGCGCTCTGCGTACTTCTCCCGGATAACTTCCGGAAGCTCCTGGATGTTCACTAGGCCCGGGCAGAAGTAAAGGTCGTCTTCCCATTTAAGTTTCTCTTCCTCGGTATCGAGGCGGAATACTTTGGGGAGCCCCTTGTTCTTACCCGCACGATATGTCACTACACGCCACCATCCGCCTTCCGTTTGAAGTTCCTGCATGTGCGTGTTGTGTACAGGTATATAGGTGTGCGCACCCTCTGCGTCCTCGTACTTGTAGAAGTCTGCCTTGACGTACTGCGGAGGGTCGTACGTCACCTTCTTGCGGTACTTGATAGGCCCGCCGTATACCAGTGCAGACATATGGAAGTCCGAGCCGAAGTTAAAATCCAGCGTCTCCGGTAGGTCCTTCGGGATGTACTGCTGCAGCTCCTGCTTAATCTCGCGGATGCGCTGCTCCTGCTCCTCTTGGTTCTTGCGTGCAATCGGCATATTAACGAACAGGCCGAACCACTCACAGTACGCCCAAGCCAGCAAGGCATCCATACGCTCCCACACATACTGCATCTGATTACGCTGGGCGAACGTAGCGCACTGGCCGTAGAAGCACAGGGCCGTGTTCGGGATATCCCCGTTAACCAGGTAGTCGTGCAACAGCATCGGGTCAATCTGGGAGGTTAACACACCCTGCTCCCAGAGAATCTTAACCCCGTCTACTTTGTGCGTACCGCCGTACTTAGGAGCCGTCTCGTCCAGCGACGGATACATGCTCTGAAAGTCCGAGGCGATGTATTCCCCGTGCATTGTGCAGAACACCCTGCCGCCGCGCTTGAGGAAGGCCTCAAACTGCTGCCGCTGGTACGTGAGAAACCAAGAAATCTCATAGGCTGCGTTGTGCGCAACAATAAGCCAGCAATCCTCGGGGATATGAAACCACCGGCAGCCTTCTGCTGCACTGTTTCCCGCCAAGAAATCAGCTCTTGAATTGAAGCGCACCGATTGAGTCTCGCCAACAGTGGTAGTACCGTCAGCCTGTGTCGTGTCGATACGCCATGCTGACTCAACAACATAGTTGTCAGGGCAGTATGGGCTTGCTTTAGAGCCGTAATATTCATGGTTCTCGACCTCTAAATCTATGTGCATTATGCTTGTTGTCATACTACTTGAATCTCCTCTACGTCAAACTCCTCATGAGGGATGTTGTAGTGTGAGCGGATATCGTTCAACCAGTAGGCCGCAAGCTCCGCGTGGTATCGGTCTTTAAAGCACCCCCACACCACATTTCCGCGGTCCTCATAACCCCGGCGGAATCCGTAAGTAAGTAGGTATACCTTCATTTCCACTTAACCCTCCGAGCTTTATTGATAGCTAGATGCACAATCAGCTGGCTGCTGTCAAGTGCGAATCGTTTACGGAAAGTACCTGCAGACGCAGCGTACGCCTTGATTACCCCTTCATCGAGGTAGTTAATGTCTGACGGTTTAAGCATAGTAGCCTCCTAGTGTACCTACATAGCGCCCTCATAGAAGGCGCTAGGGAAGTCACCGGTTAATCTGGCCTTCGTCAAAGCGGCAACGACCCGGCTCGAATCCTACCTCGAATTGCAGGAGCGACTCTTTACCAGACAGTGCCATCTTGTTCTTCGGAGTACTGATACCACGGACGTTTTGCATGTGCGGCTGCTCGTTCCTGTCCAAGCACCCCATCATAATCGCCAAGTCCAAGGCACCTTGTACGCCAATCTTGCTCTGCTTCATAGCGGTGAGCGGCGGGAACAGCATGTTGTAACCTTCGAGTGAAAGCTGCATAGTGCCTACTATAGCGCAGTCATTCTCGCACCCAAGTATGCGCAGCTCCTGCCATTTCGCTTCGAGGTTCTGGTGCTCGGTCTCCATAGTACCGCCACGGATATTAGCCACCATGTCGATGATGATTACCGCGGGGCGCATCTCCTCCATGAGCGTGGATATCTGGGCCATCGTCAAGGAGTGCGCAGCTTTAACACGAACCCGGTCAGCCCTGCCTACTTTCTTGAGGTAGGCTGGCACGAACTCTTGCTTACTGTGCCGGTCCTTAATCTCAGCCAGAGTCCAGTGCAGTGCCGCTTGATATACCCGCGGCACTGTGCGCGTCGCCGGACCCTCGTTAACCAGCCAGAGGATAGGGCGGTCCCCGTACACTTCCGGCTGCTGCTGCATTTGCTCAGCAAAATCCACAGCAATAGCAGCAAGCAGACTAGTTTTACCAGAGTCCACAGGAGCAGCCACTGCGATACAGTCCCCGCCGCGTAGACCTCGGATGTTGCTAGCGAGTTGCTCGAACACGCCCAGTTTAAGACCACCGCTCTCGTCAGTCGCGGCAAGTATTTCGTCAACACTACCGCTCTCCCATTCAAGCAGCGACTCATGCACCGCAGCGCCGTCACCGTACTTGCGCTGTAGGTGCTTCATTTCCAGCAGGTAATCAACCTCCTCGCCGTCTTGGTAGCGCTGCGTCAGCGCTGCTACCTCCCCGCTGTAGGCCAGCTCGTTCAGGGTCTGGACAATCCCCACCACAGAATCCTGTGGCACGGCTTGTACTTCCCGCATAAGCTCGTCCATGATTACCCGCTCTTCCCGGGATAGGTGCCCCGCCCGGAGGTTGAGCATGCTCTGCATCGCATCCCACTGCACTTCCTGGTGCTCCGGGTACGTGTTCCAGTACAACCCCACCCAGTCCAGAAGATTCGACGTATCCGGCGCAAGCATCGACTTAGGAATCTGCTCTCGCAGTCGGTTCCATACCTTCTGCGTGCACATCGCTTTAACTACTATTAGGTCCAATTAAACCTCCTTCGGAACGCAGATTGCTTTAGCGGTATACACCCTGAATGTGTCAAACTTCTCTTCGAACGCCTTGGCCGCCTTGTTGCATGCAGCCTCCGTTGTGAACTCTTGAGTGGTTAGCGCGGCGAAGTCTGTGTCGCTAACCGCACTGCCATTAATCGCCATGATTAAAACCCAGATACCCATACTCATTGTAAAGCCTCCAGAATCTCTTTGATTTCTGCATCCTTCGGGTCCGCAGCGAAGTAATGCTCACGACACTGCATGAACGGGCGCAACGCCCTGCGCGCCGCCGCTACCCCAGCGTGCCCTGCCGGGTCATTGTCCAGCATCAGAATTACTTCCGGGCGATTCTGAATCAGCCAAGCCCTCAGCGGCGTGGGCAAGCGTGTACCCAGCATAGCTATAGCCTGCACGTTCAACGCACTGTAACTCGTAACTGCGTGCTGTATCTTCCGGGCTGATAGATAGTCCTCGGTGAGCACGACCTTTATAGGTGCGGCCGCAGCTACATCCGGTGCTACGGCAGGTGCCGCGGCAGCGAAGGGTATCGGCTGTCCGTACATTACCCATTTCGGTTGCTGTCGGGCGTTTATAGCCCGGCCCAATCCAGCACTCCCGACACGGAAGATTATACGCTGTTTCTCTTTGCTCCATTCTGCATCCTCCACCATTTCCGGCATGATTCCCTTTGTAGTCAGGAATCCGTAAATAAAACTCTGCGTTTCCGCAGGCGCTTGGCTAATGCAAATTGCATCTGCAGGTGCAGAGGGCTGCACCCTCGGCTCTTCCTGTAACTGTATGCGCTGGTACTGCTTGCGCTCCTTGCCCACCTGCTTGCAGCGGTGGCAATAGTATTCCCAGGCATCCGGGTTATTGTAGAGCACCCCGGCGGCGTCCTTGCCACAGCACCGAAAGCGTGCCCTCTGCCCCACGGCCAGGCGCTTGCACGCTCTAAGCCAGGGCTGGTCCATTACTTAATCTCTATGCGATTGGCATAAATGATGTCTGGGAGTATCTCTTCTTCTGACTCTAATACCTTTGACCCATTAGATAAATAGTAGATGTCCCCATTCTCCACCTTTATAGCCCAAGCATTACACAATCCCCAGGTGAATGGAATGCCGACTACAACACGCTTAGGCGCTTCGTACTTAATAATTCTACTCATTGTGCTTTCCCCTTACGTTTGATTTCCATAGCCATGCGGCGCAGGTCGTGTGCCAACTGCAGGGCTGAATCGGGGTCGATGTTAATCCCTATCTCTTCCTGTGCCCGAGTACTTCCCTTACGGGGGATTACCCCGATGTACATTAAACCTTCCCTGCACCCGTTATCCTTCTCAAGAGCTAGGCGCTGGTCATTTCCCGGGTCGCGCTTGGAGTTCATGTAGGTTACACTGGCTGGAATAGGCGGCAGCTCCTCGTCCTCGGGCTCTTGGTACAGCTCGAAGTTATTGACGTACCACGGATGCCTATCACTGCGTGTAATAATCCCGTCTACCTGTATAAAGCGGCCACTATCGCTAACAGAAGTCACTATGTAGTAGGGAGAACCTCCCAGCTTACTAATGAAGTATTCATCTTCACCACACCATTCTTTGCGTACAACCTTATCCCCGACTTTAAACATCGACATAATCAACCCTCCACAATATTATCGTATCCGCCCCAGTCTTCTACGACTCGGGTGCCTAGTTCAATCAGTTCTTCTTTAAAGCCATAATCGGAGAATACCATGATGTACTCCGCCGCCTTCTCTGGATTCTCCTGTACCCAGCTAACCAGTTGTTGTTTAGAAAGCTGTGACACTACGCGGAACGCAGCCAGCAATTGCGGGTCCTCGTCCGGGGGCATGTCCCACGGCTGCCGTAAACTGAGCGTTGGCGCAGAGAGCCATTGGTCTGGTTCTACTACCATAGGATCCCGCTCAATAGGAAGGTGCGAGAACGTGCCGTCTTGTAGTACCCGCTCAAGCACTTGCCCCAGGATGTTCAGGTCCAGTACCTCATCCGGGGTGTGCTCGTGCATGTACCCTACACCGACGTTGGTGCACTCGGGAATGATGCCAACGAACTCTGCTGAGTCAGTGTACACCCCCTTCTGTAAGTGCTGCTCCGTGCGTCCCAGGCGCTCTGCTAGGGTCTTGGCAAAGGTATCAGAGCAGCAGCGCATATACCGTTGATGCGTGATAATACCGTCGCCACGTCGGTCGAAGCTAATCATTGCCTTGACACCAGTCCAAAACCCGGTGTCATCCTTGACCGATGCAGCGCTACCCTCGCAGCCTACCTCTTCATCCACGAAGAAGCAGTAGCGTCCGTGCACACCCCGCCGCAGCATCTCCAGCATCAGGTAGATACCAGCACCGCAGTCCGCCCCCAAGCAGTCAGCCTGCTGCGGATTCTTTACGAACAGTACGCCCTTGTTAGTGCAGCCGACGTCCGGTGCAGCGCTGGTTGGGCGTGCCACTGTGTCGAGGTGCGACGTAAACGCTACGTCACTTTGTTCGGAGTCCCCGACCAGCACGAAGTAGTTCCCGTGCTTGTCTTTTACGTAATGCATACCGCTACCTAGCGCCTGCATAAGCAGAGGCTCAAACCACTTAGTGCTTGCCCAGCTAGGCCGGTGCGTTCGCAGTGTCTGCAATAGCAGCTGCATATCAATCCCATGCGGATTCAAGAACATTAAGCTGCCTCCTCTACTTCTTCTTCGTCATCGTTGCCCAGATACTTCTCTCCCAAGCAATCAGCTGCATGCTCGGTGAGAATTAGCCCGTGCACTGGATGTTCTTCTGCGTGCTCAATAAGCACCTGCCGGTCCTGTGCAAACACCAGCTCTTCTTGGTCGTGCACTACACCCTCTACCGCACAGTGCTCAATGTCTCCGTCGTATACATAGGCGTCGTGGTAATCAGACCAAGTGCAGCTCCAGCGATTATGCAGCCCTTCTCGGCCAACCACATATACAAATTCCCCATCTTTGACACAGCCGTCGCAGACCATTTCACCGTCGGCGGTTTCGTGCATATCATTAGTGGAGTAACGCCCCTCGCAGCAGCAGCACCGAGCAGACTCTGTACCTACGTAGATGTACCCTTCGGATTCCTGCGCCCCGTACTCGTAGTCGTCACGTATTACAAAGGCGTCACTGCCTTCTTCGTCTACGCCACCCTGGCTGCTATCGAGATATGGCATCAGCACTGCGCCGTTGTAGGTTGGGTGCGGTATGCGCGCCAGCATTACCCCCTCGAGACATTCAGTGTTTCTGGTGTACCCATGCCCCCGCAGGATTGCATCCGCAGCGTTGCCGTAAGCACGGACGTACTCTTTGGTTTCAGGTTTTACGATTGCTCGTGCCAGCACTTCGAAATCGTCGCCGAACAGCTCCCCGGTGTACTGTATGAACAGGCGCAGCCCATTATCCGGCAACCCGTGGCTGGTGGTGGCGTATGTCCGCACAGGGCTATGCTCAAATGAGTACCCGCTCATGCAGCTACCCGGGCCATTCTCGTATGCGTCGTACCATTCCTGCTCGGTCTTGCACAGGTACGTTGTAGGGTCTACGTTCACAGCCTTGAGGTCTTCGATAGCATCGCGGAAGTCCACACCATTTCCGTAGTAGTTAGCGAGCCACTTACCGACGCGCATCTCTACGCAGCGGTACTCAGTAACTGCGGCGAAGTCCTCGTGCATGCGCGGCTGCCCCAGCATCACGATAGGCTCACCGTTGCGGAAACCAAAGCCCAAAGGCACAGCGAATCTAGACACTACGAAACCGTGCAACTTCATGAGCAGCGCAGCGGCGTTGCCATCGCGGAGGTGGCGTCCGTAATCGTAGCCAGTGTATAAGCGGCGCTGCTGCTCTTCTGGTGCAAGCATAATGCGCTCGAATAACTGCACTGCCTGCTTGTGCACCTTGTAACCGGTGAACTCTTCTACACTAGCAACTACGCGCTCAACCACTACATCATCGCCATCATAGAAGTCGCGGCGGCGCTCCCAGAACTTGCTGTCTATGGTGATTCGCGCCGGGGAAAAGAGCTCGTAGAAAGTTCCAGACCGGTACAGGTCTACCTTTTGCAACGGACCGCGAGTCATCATTACTTCGCGATACTCAGGGTGCAGTATCCCGCCTATAGTCACCTCTAAGCCCGGGGTGTAAGTGCTGACAGTGCGGAGACCCATAAGCGCCTGCAGCGGACCCTCAGTGTGGGGATGGTCAGCGCCCAGCATTTGCAAGTCCTGGAATGGGGTCCAGTAATCACCGCTGGAATACATCGAACATTTCATTGGCAGTGCGTTTGCACCTTCTGGTAATACGATTTTCCACGGGATACCAGCCGGATTAGTTTGCATTTTAATTTGCTCCTGAATAGATTCAATAAGTTCGTCGTTAACTGCTAAGTCAGCGTGCGTACCACGCAGCGATTTGTCGTTGCTTATAGTACGAGCGCACAGCCGCCCTAAATCTTGTATATGCTCTTCGATAGCCGAACCGTAGTAGTGCTGCAACCACATCGAACTGAATGTGCTCTTGCAATTGCCGCGCGGCAGATTCTGTATACTCGCGGTACGTGGTGAGCACCACCGCAGAGTCCTGCTTACGAACTCGGAGGATTCTACGCTCGACCGGCACGATTTGCTTGAGTTCATTAGGAACCTCTTTGAATGTTTCCCAAGGGCACCCGCACTTGCCCTGCGTTTCCAGCAAGCGCCAGATAAACGCTGCGGTTTCGTCTACAGTGAGCATAGGCTTCTCTTAGGCACGCAGTTTCGTGCCACCAATACAAAAGCCGGAGAGGTGATAACGTCCCCTGCTCGGTAACTGCTCCGCATTAATCCCACAGCAGTTAAAAGTATGCGGCGCTCATTAATTGCCCCCTCTATAGGGAGTAAATAATATAGTCCGCTATAGGTCTCTTGGTACACGTCATACTTAATCATACCACACCCCGCACATTAAACCGGTGGCAATAGCCGCGCAGGGTCATACCCAGGCGCTGTGCTTGTTTCTCATAGTGCTGGCGCAGTGCTGCCTTAGCGTTGTACTCGCGCGCCAGCCCTTCGATTGTTGGTTGCTGCCTACGCATTAGCAGCGTCTCAGGATTCTTTCCGTGCATACCCAACCTCAAATATCGCTGTTGCTCTTACCGTCCACAGTGAGCGTCACGGCGGCGTCCGGGTACTGCTCCTGCACCGCCGCAAGGATACGCGCGCCCAGCTCTTTGCAGCCGCCGTCCGGGTCCTCAAATAGGTCGTACTCGGGGCGCGGCTGCGGTTCTTGCGTTGCCGGTTGCTGCAACTGCACTGTGCAATAGGGCACCGGGTTGTTTACGTCATTGCCCAGCACCAGCATAGCGCTGGTCACAATGATGTTGAACACGTTAACCATAAAGTTGTCTCCAGTCGTTGATAATGCCAAGATTCACGGCGTCCAGCACAGTGCGGGCAGCCATTTCGGTGTAGGTATCCACAAATTCTAAAGGGGATTCCTGATTAGTGTCTTTGTCAGAGAATATAACCACAGTGTAGTTGTATTCCTCGTAGACCCGATTGCACCACACGGGCCAGAGTTCATGGCCCGGATAAACCAATATAGCTTTCATATGAAACCTCATACGCTAGTTGCATTCACATAGCGCCCCGTAGGACGCTATAGGCTGTAATTAACGTCCGAATTGTCCGGCAGTGTACCAACCTTGCGGAGCCTTGCTGCTACCCTTTGTTTTGGTCTTACCGCGTACATTCGTACTGAATGTAGCGGATTGCTTTGTCCACATATACCCGGCGCGGTTCAATGCGTCCCGGCGCTTTCTCAACTCGGGACCTGATAACTTCTCCAGCCCAGCGAATTGTTGTTTCAATTTATCTCTGTACTTCATTATCGTGCTCCTTATAACGTTTGACGGGTTAGATTCTGGCGGAATGTACTTGCCCGCCTAGAACCCAACTCAAACGTCCCTAGCTCCGTGGTTGCTAGGATACCAGCAGTTTAGCTGCCAGCTTTCGAGTACGACCCACTGCACGACCGTGGAAGGGACTCAACCTCTCGGCGCTATTCTTTTAAGGGGCAGCGCCTCAGCGCCCCAGCCGTTTGTCGTCTCAGCTCTTGACGTTACATCTTTACCGCTACTGATTGTCTAGGATTGGTCGTCATCGTACCAGTCAAGGTACTGGGCCTCCCCGCAAACCAGCTTACTGCTTGCTATCTAAGTTACTCAGTGAATCCGAACTTGTCAGGCGTTTATTTCGTAACTCTTTAAGCCGTTCGTTTTATGGTTCGATACCCTGTAGCGGCTTGCTACGTGGAAGTGTCCTAGTTAACGGCCTGTCTTCAACTATCCTGCCGTACTGCTGGGATTCAATCTAGCTTATGTTCTTCGCGGTATCAACTCTTTTTATCGAGTATCTAACCCTTCACACTATCTAGCTTTAATCCGGCTGAATCTCCAGACTCTGCCCCGGTTAGCACCTCAGCGCCTCCCGGTGATTGAACTATAGCCCTATTGAACCAAAATAAGCAAGTAATATTTTCAACTTTTTATCACTAAGAGCAAAAAGGGTAAGCAGGGCAAATACTTAGAACCCTACTAGGGGTAGCACTGTGATAGCCAGAGATAGTCCTAGTCACTACTAGCCACTACTAGCCAATACTATCTAGATACTATGTAGCGTAACCATAGCGACTATATCCCGGAGGGATAGGAGCGGAGGTTACAAGATACTATGTAGGTAATGCTTCCTTCCCTACGGTCAGTCATACAGGGCATTACTAGGGGATACTAGTGACTACTAGTGAGTAGTAGTAAGCAGTAGTGTATATAGTGCCCAAACCCCCTCCTACTCCTGTAACATCATTTCGTATCAGCTTTCGAATGAAAGTAAGAGCAAGGGATAGCAAAGGGATAGCGCTGCAAAGGGATAG